CCTACAAACACAAAATCTTGAAATTGAATAGAGATTCACCACTGGTGGGTGACGTGGCATGCGTGGACGTAAACCGAATCTGAAACTCGTGACCCCGCTAACTGACGGGGAAGGGCCGACTCCCGAGCAGGAGCGCGAAGTCGCGATCCAGCGGGTGATCGACGATTTGCGTCCGCGGGGATTGGACCCGCAATTGCGCAAGGAATGGGAGCGAGTTGCACGCATTTTGGCCGATCCGGTGGTGGATCGGCTCAAACCCCGCTTCGTCGACGTCATCCTGGAATACTGCCGGGCGACGGTCCGGCTCCGCCGGCTGCGCGGCTATTTCGACGAGATGGCCGAGCGCTTGGCCAAAGAGGCTGCGGCCGAAGACGCTGCCGCGGCGAAGCCCCACCCGCTGGATGCCGAGATCCACATGACCGAAGGCCGGCATGGCGAGCAGCTCAAGTCGCATCCCCTGGTGGCGCAGATGAACGAGACGTGGCGGCAGTGGCGCTCGATGGTGCAGATGCTCGGCCTGTCGCCGGCCGACGAGCGCAACATGCTGCCGGGGCAAGGCGACCTGTTCGACGATGCCGACAAGTACCTCGCCTGACGACCCGGTTACAGCGTACGCCAAGGCAGTCATTTCGGGTGAGATTGTTGCGGGGCCTTATGTCCGCGACGCGTGCAAACGGCATCTGGACGATCTGGAGAATGGCGCAGCCCGCGGGCTGCGGTTCGATGTCGAGGCGGTTCATTCGGTCATCGGATTTTTCCAAACCGTCCTGACGGTCGAGGTTAAAGAGACCGACGAATACGGCGTCAGCGATTCGAGGTCTGTTCCTTTCGCTCTGCAGCCTTGGCAGGCGTTCATCGTCGGGTCGATCTTCGGTTGGAAGAACGACCTAGGCCTGAGACGGTATCGTCGCGCCTACGTGGAGGTGGCGAAGGGATCGGGTAAGAGCCCCCTTGCCGCCGGCATCGGTCACTACATGCTCAGTGGCAAGGGCGTGCGGATCGAGCGCGGCGAAATCTATTCCGCCGCGACCGATCGTGACCAGGCCGAGATCCTGTTCCGCGACGCCGTGTCGATGTGGGAGCGCTCGCGCAACCTTCGTCAGCGTCTGATCCCGAGCGGCGAAAAGAAGATCACGCAGCTCGCCAACATCAGCCGTCGCACCCGCCGGCCGGATGGGTTCTTCAAGCCGATCTCGTCCGACAAGAAGGGCAAGTCTGGCATTCGACCCTACTGCGCACTGATCGACGAGGTGCACGAGCATCCCGACAACAGCGTGATTGAGATGCTCCGCGCCGGCACGAAGGGCAACCAAGAGGCGCTGATATTCGAGATCACGAACTCCGGCTTCGACAAGAAGTCGGTCTGCGGCCAGGAGCACGACTATTCGGTCGAGGTCGTCACCGGGCAAAAAAACAACGATGCGTGGTTCGTTTTTATCGCATCGCTGGATGACGATGACGAGCCTTTCACCGACGAGGCGTGCTGGATCAAGGCCAATCCAAATCTTGGCGTCTCGATTCAGTTGCCGTATATCCGCGAGCAGGTTCACGAAGCGATCGGTCTGCCTTCGAAGGAAGGCCTCGTTCGGCGCCTGCATTTCTGCCAGTGGACGGGAAGCGACTCCGCGGCGATCCCTCGGGCGGTCTGGACCGCCTGCCAGAAGTCAATCGATGTCGGAGCTCTGAAAGAGTTTCCGTGTTACGGCGGGCTCGATCTTTCCCGCACCCGCGACCTGACTGCATTCACTCTGACGTGGCTGCTCGACACCACGAAGGATCAGTGGCTGTTCGCCAGCAAGACCTGGTTCTGGACGCCGAAGGACACGCTGGCGGAACGCGCCAAGGTCGATCGCGCTCCGTATGACGTTTGGGTGAAGCAAGAGTACCTCGAGGCGGTCGAAGGTCCGCGAGTTTCCTACCGCTGGGTTGCCAACGCGCTTGCGGGACTGTGCGCGGAATATGCCCCGGCCCAGATCGGTTGCGACCAGTACGGGCTCGAACAGCTTCAGGATCAACTGACCGAGATCGGTGTCGACCTCCCGTGCGTCGTTCACCCGCAAGGCTTCAATCGCAGGGTGATTGGCAAGCACGAGGACCCAGCCGACGGCGAGAAGACTGGCGCCGAAGAGGTCGTGTTGTGGATGCCTGATTCGATCAACAAGCTTGAAGCGGCATTGCTTGAGAAGCGGATCCAGATCGACCCGAACCCGGTGATGACGATGTGTGCGGCGAGTGTCGTCTACGCCGAGAACCGCACCGGCCATCGGATGTTCAACAAGGAAAAGGCGACGCACCGCATCGACGGCATGGTGTCGCTCGCGATGAGCGTCGGAGTGGCGACGTCGAATCCGCCGAAGAACGCTCCCGAATATCGCATGATTATAATTTGAGGACACGATCATGAATCGCGCCTATTCGATTCTTGAAGTGAAAGCCGTCGATGATGAGAAGCGAATCATCACCGGCATCGCCACGACTCCGACGCCAGATCGCATGGGCGACATCGTTGAGCCGCTCGGCGTCAAGTTCAAGAATCCGATGCCGCTGCTCTGGCAGCATCGTAGCAGCGAGCCCGTGGGCACGGTGCGCTTCGACAAGCCGACGAAGGAAGGCATCAACTTCGAAGCGCGGCTGCCGACGATCGATGATCCCGGCCGGCTGAAGGATCGCATCGACGAAGCCTGGCAGTCCGTGAAGCTCGGACTCGTGCGTGCCGTCTCCATCGGATTCCGCTCGATCGAGATGAGCTTCATGGATGACGGGGGAATCCACTTCCTCGAATCCGAAGTTCTCGAGCTTTCGCTCGTCACCATTCCCGCGCAGGCAGATGCGCGAATCGAAACGATCAAGGCAATCGATGCTCCGCTGCTGGCCGCGTCAGGCTTCGTGCAGACGGACGCCGACAGACGACAACCTCCCGGCGCCACGGGGAAACGAAACAAGACGAAGTCTCCAGCGCCGAAGGACGCGAAGACTGTGAAAACGATCGCAGAACAGATTGAGGCATTCGAGGCGAAGCGTGTCGCCAGCAATGCCCGCATGACGGCAATCATGAGCAAGGCGGCCGAAGACAGCTCTACGCTCGAAGAGGCCGAGAGCGAGGAATACGATGGCCTCGAAGTCGAGGTGAAGAAGATCGACGAGCATCTCGTGCGCCTGCGTGCTCTCGAGGAGTCGAACAAGAAGGCGGCGAAGCCCATCATCATCCCGACCAATGCGGAGCAGGCGGCGTTGGCCCGCGGCGGCGATACCCGCATCTCGGTCCGGTCTGTTGTCCCGAAGGGCACGGCGTTCACGCGCTACGTCATGGCGACTGTCCAGGCCAAGGGCAATCGCATGGAAGCGCGCGAGATCGCGAAGCAATGGCACGACAGTACGCCGGAAGTCGAACTGGCACTGAGCATGGACGTTGTGCCGTACCTCAAGGCGCCGATCGCCCCCGGTACCAGCGACGGCACCACGTGGGCCGGTCCACTCGTGGCCTATCAGGTGATGGCGTCGGAGTTCATCGAGTTGCTTCGGCCGGCGACGATCATCGGCCGCATCCCCGGCCTTCGGAACGTGCCGTTCAATATCCAGATGCCGCGGACCACGACTGGTTCGTCGGTCGGCTGGGTCGGTGAGCAGGCGCCGAAGCCTGTGAGCCAGATGGCGTTCGACACCGTCACGCTGCGGTGGGCGAAGGCTGCTGGCATCGTCGTGCTCACCGAAGAGCTCGTGCGGTTCTCCAACCCATCGGCGGAATCGGTCGTTCGCAACGACCTGATCCAGGCCATGGCGCAGTTCCTCGATCGGGACTTCGTTGATCCGTCGAAAGCGGAATTCGTCAACGTGTCGCCGGCTTCGATCACCAACGGCGTAACGCCGGTGCAACCAACCGCCAGTACGGCGACCGCGTTCCGAACCGACGTGAAGACCTTGTTTGGCCTCTTCTTTGCCGCCAACATCTCCACGGCCGGAGGAGTCTGGATCATGACACAGACGCAGGCCCTGGCGCTCTCTCTGATGCAGAACTCTCTAGGGCAGCGCGTTTTCCCCGACATCACTGCGGAAGGTGGCGCGCTGTTGGGTTATCCTGTCGTCACGTCGGAGAATATCCCGGCGACCGGCAACTCGCCGGCCGACGGCGGCTATCCGATCATCTTCGCCAAGGCCTCGGAGATCATGCTGGCCGACGATGGCCAAGTGGTGATCGATGCCAGCCGCGAGGCCTCGCTGCAGATGGAGTCGGCGCCGGATTCGCCACCGACTGCTTCGTCGAACATGGTGTCGATGTTCCAGATGAACATGCTCGCGCTTCGTGCGGAGCGTTGGATCAACTGGAAGAAGCGGCGCGCCGCGGCAGTCCAGTACATCCAGAGCGCAAGATAC